TGCATACCCATATTCATGGAATATGTAGCCATAAGGTCTTTTTTGTTCATACCTTCCATTTTTTTATGCATGGCAGCCATAAGGTCTTTCTTGCTCATTTCTTCAACTTCTTCTTCTTCGTCTTCATGAGCATCTTCTTTGACTTTTTTCATGGGATCAGGTTTACCTTCACCTTTTTGTTGTGCATCTCCACCAACTTCCTTTACACCTTTTGATGCAACATCTGTGGGAGATGATTTGTCCTCTGGGCTAACAACGGCTTTTCCACCGTCTTCTTCTTTGTTGACCTCATCTTTAACCTTCTCAGGTTTATCAGCGGGAGCAGCGCTTTTCATAGGAGCATCCGCACCATTGGCTTCTTCAAGTTCAGCTAGAACTTCAGCCTCAAGCTCCTCAATTGTTGTATCTAGTTCAGACATGGATTTCTCCTTATTTTTTGTTTATACTATTTATAAATTATAACATTTTAAGGAATTTAGCAAACTCTAACGCTTCTTTATTCGTTTGCCTTTTATGTTCTTTGACATCAAATTCCTTTTTCAATTTAGCAAGATGCGCTTCAACCAAAGCACCGTGATCCCATACCCACTCTTTACCTTCCATAACACCTTCTACAAAAGCGTTTGGAGCAGACGGGTCTGCAACAATATCAGCCGCAGTCGCTAAATAGAAATCATCTCTCACATAGTTAGCACCATTTTTTTGGTCTAAACTTCCCATGCCTCTAGAGGAAACTCCCAGTTTTGCACCTTCATCCATAAGGTTCTTAACTATTTCTCCCATAGGGGTTTTCAAAATCTTTGCCTCACCAATGAAATTCTTACCATCTGGTTTCAGTGATGTAACCATATGGGAGACGCGCTCAAGGTTGACTGTTGGGCCATCAGGATGTCCCAGTTCACCATACGCTCTGTTTTCTTTGATGAATTTTTCGTTATACCGATTTACTTCATTCGTTAGAATTTCCATAGGGTATACACGACCGTTTCTGTTCTTAATATCCGCCTGCATAAAAACGCCACGAATTTTGTAATTCTTATCGCCGCTTTCTTTTTCTTCGCAGACATACTCTATTTCTTCAACGGCTTCAGAAAATAATTTTACAACTTGCATTTCATAACTCCTAAGAAGTATAGTTAACGTCTTTCTTAAACTCAATCAAGACAAATCCAGATGTACCGTAACATGTCATTTCATGATCGCCAGACGTTGCAGTTGTATTTGTTGCGGCAGATTTAATAAGTCCCGCTGTACCATCGTAATGTCCTGTTCCAGCCAAACGAATCTGCACAACATCAGCTGATGCACCTTTTTCTTGAATATCTATATGTCCTGTATCGTCATTGGCAGTTCCTTGAACCAGTCCCCACCAAATTCTTGCGATATCTAATTTTGCGCCATTAGCATGTCCGGCCAGCGCACTTGCGTCTAGAATAGCGTTATTTGCAGTTGTATCATCTTCGATGTTAACCAAAATAGTCACAGTTCCGCCAGCGCCAGCAGCATTTACAGCAGTATCTCTTAATGTTCTAGTTGCAAAGGCCATCCTCTAACTCCTTAAATCGAAAGCATTTCTTTTTCAAAGTATGCCATGATCTTTTTTTCTGGCACTTTGTATTTCTTCGATGTATCTTTTATTACTTTTTCAAAACTATTTAGGAAATCTGAAGGTTTAGAATCCATGACCTTGAAAACAGAGTCGATAGCATCTTTCATCTTTGGAGAAAGTCTTTTATACTCCTTAGACATTTTATGCTCGTCTTTTTCAACGACCACATTTTCATAAAGATCTTCAATCCTCTTCATTTTCCACACTCTTAGTGTTTACAAAAGTTGCAGCCAATTCTTTTCTTCTATCTTCCAAAGCATCACCTACTTTATGAGAGATCGCATGTTTAAATGCGTCCTCTGCTTCTATATTGTTACCACCTGCTATCATATCTACAAATTCTCTACTCGTCACTGTTGCTCTCCTTCGTCTGCATTTGGATCCACACCATAGGCAAGTGCTGCTCTATCTCCAGCATCCATTTCTGGATCAACTGCCATTCCAGCTGGATCTGTTGGGTATCTTTGGATACCATCACCACCATCATTCGGCACACCACCATCCATTGGATCTTTTTCTGCCTCAGATGCAATTTGGTCACGCATATCAGCTATCTCAGCATCATTCATACGCAACACATGTTTCAAAACATATTCTTTACTGAAGAATGTTCCAATGTATGCTTCTACATTTTGTAGTGTGCTAATACGGTCATTCAACAACTCTGCTTCTTTCAGTTCTGCAAAATGGCCATCTTTGAGAAAATCATATTGAATATGTTCTTTCATTATATCCCAGTCTTCTAGAGAGATAATGCTCTTTAACAATAACTGAGTTTTCAAAACGTCCGTAAAGAGATGAACAAACTTTTTTCTTAGCTTCTGAATAAACTTGGTAAACTTGAGTTCATCTCTTGTAATATCTGTGCTTCTACCAAGACTAAAACTTGATTCCGATTCAAGTCTGGAAATAGGAACATTCAATGACCGATAGAGTTTCTTCTGAAAATATTGAATATCATCAATCTCACCAAGATTAGAACCACCCGGCAGTGTTGTGATTTCTGTGCCTCGGCCACCTTCTCTTCGTGGGAGCCAGAAGTCTTCCAACATACTCATGTGATTTCTATCATCTCGTATTTCACCAGTTGATGCATCGTAGACCAACTTGTTGCGATAACGATTCATCACATCTTTGAGATATTGTTCTGCTTTTATCTTAGGAAGATTGCCAACATCAATATAGAATATACGACGCTCAGGAGCCCTAGAAATACGATAGATGACCAACGCATCTTCAATCATCCTCAATTGATTGACAGGCTTGATTGCCTTGTGTAAGTAAGATAAAACCTTACCACTGTTTTGATCAACTACACCAGATGGACAATACGTTATTGCGTCACCAGCAATTCTAATCCCCTGTTGAGCTCCACCATATCCGGCAGAATGCAACCCTTTTTCATTATAGATGTAATACTCTTCAATCTTCTTAATCTTATCTACACCAGTGGCTTGGTCTTTCTCTTTTTTTACTTCCCTTACTTTTCTAATCTTAGTCGCATCAATATACCGTAATGTGCTTACGCCTTTTTTAGGATTTTTGGGGTCAATAACTTTATGGAAAAAAATTCTTCCATCAACATACCAACGTCTAAAGATATCATGACCTTTTTGTTCAAATTCTAAAAGAGAGAGGACATTATCAAATTCTTTGCGAATAAGTCTTTTAATTTTTTCTGGGTAGGGAAGTCTGTCAAGAGTAACCATGACAGACTGAGAAAATTCATCTGAGGTTATTGCTTCGTTAACAATATCTTCGACTGCACTGTCACATTCTGGTTGTTGTGCAATATCTCTATAACGTCGAATTAAATCTAGCTCGGTTCTTTCTCGTCCATCCGTATCAAGAACAGAAGAGAAAAAACCGCCACCAGCGACTTCGATGCTACCGTCGTCAGGAGTCGGGACAGTGAAAGTATCTCCACTGTCCTGAGCCCCTTTTCGAGTAATACTAAAACCAAATAGTTCTGCCATTATATCTCCTTACTACTATTTAGTAGTTAGAAATATATAGTCAGTTACTAAAATGGGCCTGTCGGCGCATCTGCGATAACAGCATCAGTAACAAAGTGTTGATATCTAAATGTCACATCAAAAGTCTCAATCGTATCTGAAGTGCCAGCAGCTAAGTCAATCGCACCAACTGCTGTCGGAAACGCATTGACAAAGGTGTATGTTTTCAACACTGAATCATCTCTATCAAGTTGCGAGACTTTAAGGTCAGCAGTATATTCATCATGAGTTGTCAAGCCTTGACCCGTGACAAGATTATTCATACTGTTATTCCACCGTTCCATTGCGTTTCTAATTGCAAAGTTTGTGTCGTTCAAGAAAGTTACAGTCCATGTCTCAAATGTTCTATCAGCAGGGATAAACAATGAACGACCTCTAAATGGAACCTCAACCTCAGCAATTGTC